CTAAAGAATCCGTCGACGTTTCAACAGACGCCCCTCAAATTGATTATAGAACGCTGTTCAACTTTGTAGATGACACAGGAAAAGATAGCGATTAACTACTCGACAAAGTATAGACGCTTCTGGAATGATACACGATATACAATTCTAACTGGAGGGCGTGGATCTGGTAAATCATTTTTTACTGGGGTTTTTCTTTTGGGCCTTATTGATACTGAACCTGGACACACAATTCTATTTACTAGATACACGCTTCGCTCTGCAAACGTTTCAATCATTCCAGAATTTAAGGAAAAGATTGAGCTGCTCAAGAGACAACACAGATTTAAAATAACTAGAGACGAAATCGTTAACCTAGAGAATGGAAGCAAAATCATATTTAGAGGAATCAAAACATCAAGCGGAGACCAGACTGCAAATCTTAAATCATTGCAAGGTGTAACAACCTGGTGCATGGAAGAAGCAGAAGAGATTGACGAAGACTCTTTTGACAAAATAGATTTATCGGTAAGGCATAAGCTAAAACAGAACCGAGTGATCCTGCTGCTTAATCCCTCAACAAAAGAGCATTTTATTTACAAACGTTTTTACGAAGACAAAGGAGTTCAGCCTGGAGCTAATATGAGCAAAGGTGATACAACCTATGTTCACACAACTTACTTAGATAACATTAAAAATCTTTCTGATAGTTACATTGCTCAAATAGAACAAATGAAGATCAGAAGGCCTTCACGATATGCAGCAGTTATTCAAGGCAACTGGATTGAGAAAGCAGAAGGTGTGATCTTCACAAATTGGAAGCTAGGAAAGTTTAAAGAAGTTTCGCCTTCTGTTTTTGGATCAGATTTTGGATTTTCTACAGACGAAAATTCTCTAGTAAAAACTTCAATTGATAAAAATAATAAGATTATTTATTTGCAACTGTGTTTTTATCTTTCTGGATTAACTACATCACAGCTAAGAGAACTTTACAAAAAACACGCTGGCGATTCTTTAATTGTTGCCGACTCAGCAGAGCCAAGATTAATTCATGAGCTTAAAACGACTTGCAATATAGTACCCAGTATTAAAGGCCCTGGAAGTATTACTTATGGAATTGCACTTCTCCAAGATTACGATTTGATTATTGATGAAGGCGAAGGCTCAGCACCACTAATAAAAGAACTAAACAACTACTCATGGCTTGAAAAGAAATCACAAACACCGATTGACAAATACAATCACGCTCTTGATGCGATTCGTTATGCTGTAGGCTATCAATTAAAGAATCCAAACCAAGGTCAGTATCATATTATTTGAAAAACCTAGACCGATTTACACCACCTCAAACGTATATATAACATAGTATTTTATTAAATGGAAACAAAAACACTAAAAGTCCCAAACAAACTCTCCGAAATAACTCTCGGACAATACCAGCAATTCAGTAAAATTTCTGTTGACAACGCTGACGAAGATTTCCTGCAAAAGAAAACAATTGAAATTTTCTGCGGTGTTGATTTGCTAGACGTAGTTAAAATTAAATACACTTCTATCATTAGAGTCATTGGCGTAATAAATAAAATGTTTAGTCAAAAATCATTATTTACAAATCGTTTTAAAATGAACGACACTGAGTATGGTTTTGTTCCTAAACTTGATGACTTAAGCTTTGGTGAGTTTGTTGATTTAGATACGCTTATGAGTGACTGGCAAACTATGGATCAAGCAATGGCAGTTTTATTTAGAAAGGTTAAAGACACACACAAAGACAAATACACCATTGAAGATTATAATCCAGAGGAAATGGAAGACATGAAACAAATGCCTTTAAATATAGCTTTTGGAGCAATTTTTTTTTTGCAAAGTTTAGGAAAGGAGTTAACCAGTCATTCCCTCAGTTATTTGGCGAAACAACCGCAACTAATGACAACACAACAGAGGGAAGCCTTAACGAAGTCTATGGCTGGTGGGTTAGCTTTTACTCAATTAGCAAAGGCGATCTGACAAAATTTGAAGATATAGAAAAACTAAACTTTAGATCCTGCCTTACATATTTGAGCTTTGAAAAACAAAAGAACGAAATAGAAACTAAAAGAATAAAAAATGCCAGACAAAACAGAACTTATTGATGCACTCTATGAGCGTCTTCTTTTAAATGATGACGAAGAAATTATTCTCTCAGAAGGTTTTGAGAGCGCACTTATTGGAGTAAGTAGTGCCGAGCCAAAGGTTGCTATCTATGATTTTTGGAAAGCTTTAGACTGTGTAATTAAAGAAGCTCCAGAGTTGTCTTTTGATGAATGCTTAGAATGGCTAGAAGATTTCAGTTCTCATAAGATTGAACACAGCGAAACACTAACTCCTCTATTTGTTAAAACGCTATGAACAACTATTTTAAAGTAATTGATGACTTACAGGCAGCAGCAATTGCAGAGCCATTTGTGAACACAGTAACACAAGGAGACATCACTGAAATTGACCTAAACAAAAACACAATATTTCCACTTTGTCACATAACGATTAATAATGTGACTTTAACATCAAATATTTGTACAGCAGATATTTCAATAATTCTTATGGACATAGTGGATTTTTCAAAGAAAGCTCCATCAAGCGACATCAGAGGAAATAATAATGAGATGGATGTGCTTAATACTCAGCTAGCAGTTGCTGGAAGACTTCAAGCTGAACTTTTAAGATTAGACACTTACTATAAAGATTATCAAGTCGACAGTCCTTTTACTTGCGAACCTTTTACAGATAGATTTGAAAACAACGTTGCAGGATGGGCGGTTTCTTTTTCTATCACTATGGCAAACCCATCAACTAAGTGCTAATGGAATTAAAAGAACTAAAACAAGCACTTAACATCTTTGGCAAAACTGTCATTGCAAACTCAAAGAAAAAATTAGACAGCAACAGTCCACTTGCCAAGTCCCTTAAATATCAATTAAAAGAAACCGACAACGAAATTGAATTTAAATTTTTAATGCTTCAATATGGTTTGTTTTATGATCAAGGTGTTGTAGGTAAAGACCCAAGTAAAGTTTCTCCTAATGCAAAAATAAAAGGGCAGCAGGGAGTTGGAAGAGATATTGTCACAGGTCAATTTAAAAAGAGTCCTTACAGATTTGGCTCTGGAAAAAGCAGAAGCACTTTTAAAGATTTTGCAGAGACAATGGAAAAGTTTGCTCGTAAAAAAAATATAAGATTTAGAGACGCTAAAGGAAAATTTACAAAAGGCGGATTTAAAAGTATGGGGTATGTCATTGCTAAAAATATTTATAATCGAGGTTTAAGAGGGAGTCTTTTTTTTACTGATCCATTTATGAAAGCTTTTAAAGATTTACCAAATGATTTAGAAAGTGGTTTGGCAAATGACATTAGAAATGTTTTATATCCAAAATAAAAATATAAAAAATGAGTACTAAAATAAATGTAAGATCACCGTTTTATCTAAAATTTAGCGAGCCAGCATTGCCAAGTGTCGCTTTGACTTGTTCATTAATAAACTTGCAAAATTTTTCAATTGACGAATTTGGTAATTTGACACTCCCGTCTTCTGTTTATGGAAATATAGTTTCTTACACATCTTCAGCAAGCGATTTTTCAGAAGGTAAATTTGCAGCAGTTAGTTCAGCTACTAGCAGAACCGTAATCTTTAGCATGAGCATTGCGCCAAACTTTTCAAATTCTGGAGACAACACAATAAATTGTAATGCAACAGCAACACAACCTGCAATAGTCTGCTCTGGAGGTATCACGAATAATGGATCAATTCCAAATCAATCTCTGAACACAGGCGGAGCTTCTGTAGATATTAACTTGGCTTCTTATTTTACAGCAGGAGTTCACGCAATTACAGCCTTTAAAATAACTAATAATAATATTGATTATTTCGAAACAAGTTTAAACAGTAGCATTTTAAGTATTTTTTCTAAAACTAAAGCAGGGGTCAAAAAGCTTTTAGTTGAAGCAACCGACGGTGTGGCAAGCACTTGTAATTCTACACAAGAAATACAAATTACAACAACAGCTCAAAACGCCTGGACTAGTGCTGACGCTTTTGCTTCTGGCGGATCAATTAGTCAAGACGGAACGATTGTTAATCCAACTGTAAACGGAGCAATAACAGCTAAAAGAACAACTAGTGGTGGCTCTGCAATTACAAGTTATCCTGCAAACACAACTGGAAGCGATAGAGATGTTACTTTGTTTTTTGATGTGACTGTTCCTGCTGGCTACTCTAATTCTGGAAGTACTGTTCAAATAACTAAAACATTTTCACAGCCCACTTCTTCTCTTCCGACATTTACTTGCTCGATTGCGGCATTGACAAATCAAGCGGTTTATTCGACTGGAACAATAGTAAAAGGAATTTCAAGCAAAGGAACAATAACTGCTTTTAGTCCTTTAAGTTTTGGGTCTGTAACAAATGACACCTCTCGAACAGTAAGCTATTCAGTTTCACCTCCTGCAAGTGGCTATTCTAATAGCGGTGGTTCTGATATTTCATGTAACATATCCATGACACAGCCCTCGTTAAAACCAACAATAGGCGATTCACAACAGTACTATTCTGACAGAGGTTACAGCTTTATAACTAAGGCGCAACTGCTTGCAAAATATCCAAACGCAACAACAACACAATTAAATTATGGAACTATTGAAGGGATGCTTGATACATTTGGAATAAACAACCAAGGGACTATCGGAAGAACCATGAATCCCTGTGTTTTACAAGATTTAAACTTTACAAATAATATAAATACTTATGTTTTTGACGGATTGACAAGTGATATAAATAACGCCAAATTAAGAACATTTAGAAAATTCAGTACTGGAATAACAAATTCAACAGGAGGTTATTACTTTAGATTAAGTCAAACCT